TTATAACAGATTGGGGGCTGTCTCTTCCCCGTTCTGATAGCAATAGATGTCTAAATTTTCTGTAACCATCCACTGGCAATTATTAAGTCTGAATCCGTATTTTTCCTCGATGGTTGAGAGAAAATCTTGAAAATCCTCATAGTTCTCCGATTCTCTCAGTTCTTCATCCGTCAACTTTATGATATTCAGACAGCTGACACAAAAATCTAAAATCAATACATACTTGGGTTCCATAATTTCAATCTTCTTTTAAGTTATACCTTTTCAATAATATACTCACCTGTGAAGCTCTGAACTCTTTCCCCATAGCTGTAACAAACCCTTCACTGTTCAAAATTCTAGCCATTTCAGACAAACTTCTATCTTCTTTTACCAGATTTTTTAACAATGCTATTGCCCTCTTGTTGTTGGGATTATCAAGAGCCTTCCGGTGATTGGTCTTATTGCTGTTCTCTACCGCCTGAACTAATCTTGTCAATAGATTTTCAGATTTACCAAGCTTATATCCCCTTGCTTTCTTGGCTTGCAGGGATTGTTTGGTCCTTTGGCTGATCAATCCCGCCTCATATTCCGCTATACTGCTGATGATATGTAGTACAAGTTTATTAGCCTCAGGAAAATCACAAAATACGATCTCGACATCACTCTCCAACAATTTACTGGTGAAAGCGACATTCCGACTTAATCTATCCAATTTTGCTACAATCAGGACAGAATTTGTTTTCCTGCATAATTCCAATGCTTCAGCAAGTTTAGGTCTGTCAGATTTACGACCGCTTTCTGTTTCAATATATTCAGCAATCGTTTTTTTATCCTTCAGGTAATTCCGTATTATTTCTCTCTGTGCCTCTACCCCAAGTCCTGAGATTTCCTGTTTCATCGTGGATTGTCGTAGGTAGGCAACATAATTTTTCTGTTTCATAATTAACACTTATTTAATGCTCTTCTCGGTTACTAAACGAGCGTTTAATAACCTTTAAGCTGATTTATAAAAAAGGCTTCCCATGAGATTTCGAGTTCTTATAAATTCTACTCCCTCACAGAAAGCCTATTATCACATATTCCGATTTCTCAGAGAACCGCTAATACCTTATGATGTTGTATGTTTCAGCAATCCTCCTTTCATAATCGTCCGTTTTCTCTACAAGTTCATCCACCTCAGAAACAAGCATGTCAAAGCAGATGCCCTCTCTCTTGTCTTTGATTTCCCCATCCTCACAAAGAAGACAGACTTCAAACAGGTCCACACCTTCATTCAATACTATCTGAACTTTTCCGGTGTGCTTGAATCCGCTGACCTTGAATTCAAGACCACATGTTATTACTTTCACTGTTTCAATCTCAACTCCCCAAGACATAAGGACGGGGAGATTGGATTTCAGGATTGACCAGATATATACGGCCAATTCCAAATCATTATTCTTGTCTCTTTCCATGACTCTTTGTTTTTAAATCCATCATTCTTTTCTGCTTTTTCGTAAGGACCTCAAACCAGTAGAAATCCTCATCACAGTTCATACACTGGAATACATAGCCTTCAATCCTTGATTTTAAAAGCACACGTCCGCATTTAGGACAGAACCTTCTCGTTTTCATATCCATTGCCGTTTATCAGTTTATATTCGTCATATTCTTTCCAAAGCATCCGGTAATCCCTGCATATCCTCTCGTAATCATCCAGTCTCAAGTGTGGAAAATCAGTGGAATACATTTCATAAAGGTCTTCGGGAGTTAAAGTCGGGTCATAGTTCAGCATATCGTAAACCTCATCCTCAAATTCATAAGGACTGAAATACGGGTCACTTTGCGTATGGGGATATACATCGGTACACTCCTCTATGATATGCTCTACAAACAGCAGGCTCTTCATCAGGTCCTTCTTGACAGTGATTTCTTCATCAGTATGAGGATTATAATAACCGCATGAAACATTGATGCAGGAGCCCCCAAGCCCTTTCTCTTTCAAAGTCAGAATATCGGTCATCAAGCCGTTCTCCTCCATGTAACCCCATTTTTCAGGTTCAAGGGCTTCTATAAACTTTTCGGAACACAAGTCAGAATATCCGATACTTGTAATAAGATCCGAATCACCCTTTCTGTCAGGCTGGATAACGAACCTTACATCCTCGAAGAAAGACATCACCGCTTCCGAACTTCCCCTGCATCCCGTTTCCTCTTCCCTGAAAAAGGCTACTTTAACGGCATCATATTTCTTCAGGCATTCAAGGCAGATAAACACTCCGTTCTTGTCATCGGCTCCCAAATTCTCAAACCTCCTGTTCTTTGGCGAATAACCGAATATGATTTCCCTTGTCTCTAACGCCTTGAAATCCTTTGAATGGTTGCAGTGTGATACCTGGTCGATATGGCTCACCAAGCAAGGATAAGTTTCCGAATTTCCTTTTACCACATACAGGTTCCCGAATTTATCCTTTGACACGGATATGTCTCCGGGCAGTTGTCTTATATAGGAACAGAGGAACTTCACCATCTTCCGCTCCTTTCCACTGGGACTGTAGATACTATACAGTCTCTTCAACAGTTGCGTATTCATGATTCATCTCTTTTTTAAGTTTATAACCATACGGGAGATTGGTACTCGGATTTACTTTGTCAAATACATCCTCACCGAACTCCCATACATCTTCATTCTCAATCAATCCATCCAATGTGTCTATACTAATGGACTTCTCCTCATAGATACCTTCCGATTCATTCCAGATATTAATCCGGGTTATATCGGTGTAATCCTCGTACCATTCACCATCATATTCTGAATAGTGCCAGTTCTTACGCTTGAACTCATCCTCCGCTTTTTCCATACACTCCTTGCAGCAATAATGCTCTTCTGTCACTTCGGAGTACTCCGCATCATCTTCCAGCAGGTTCTCCCCACAATTGTCACAGCATACACAGTCATCCTTATGGTGGTATTCCTCTTTGGATTCTATCCATACAAAATCATCCAGGTTTTCGGAATCTACATTTATCTCATTTCCATGCAGGTAGCAGAGTGTGGTATCATCACAGTCGTATTGGTGATATTCATCCCATAGACTTTCATCCTCATCTTCATCTTCATCAGTATCGCCATAAAGGTTCAGGTCTGTGGTGTCAAGGGTATATGAGAAGCTGGAGTTTTCGTAGTTATAGGCTTTGTTCTGATTATAACCATACCATTTGAAAGAATCCTGATAGGAAAGCGTGTCTTCCATGTCCAAATCACAATCTATTTCAAATTTTCTATCGGACAGAGAGTTGCCACAAACATCCACAAAGGAATTTGCATCATGACAGGAAGCGCCAATCACCTTATAGCCGTCAATATAATCTTCCTGAATAAGTTTATCCACCAGCAGGCGTTTCAATGCATCATCGCCTTCCGAGGAATACTGTCTTTCAAGCAGCCTCCATTTCCTGCCGTCCTGATCCGTAACCTCGGTAAACAGAATGGACCTGGCTACAATCAGACCTGTTTTATCAGTTATGTAAGCAGCCTTGGACTTTACCGAATCACGATAGAATGAAGTACGGTTCCTGTCCACCATACATGAATTGAAATCACCTTTACAGTAATCACTGTCATAGATCTTCTCAAACTCATCGCTGACATGTAATTCTATACCGGAAGTATAGCCATGAGTATAAGTACACCAATGCTGGGTGAACACATCCCCGGCAATCCAGTTTACCACACACGGAGAAAGAAGTTTCCCTATCTCTGTCTCAAGGATAAGCTCCCTCATGAACTTGCCGGCCCTCATCTTGAAAACCCGGTTACGTTCAACGTTGATATAACGGATTGAATGTTTGTCAAGGTCCTCACACAGGCCTCTGAATTCGTCGGTCTTATATTTGGAGGAATAGTATGTTTCACCTATCAGCTCCACTTTATGGGGCAGCTTTTCATCATTCTTTCCCGAACTCAAAATGGCTTCAACCGTTTTCTTCTGTAGGTCAGCCATATCACATATACGCAGCAGGGCATAGTCGTTATGTTCCCTGCAATACTTGAGTAGTGCAGGGTTTTTCAGATGGCCAAGCAGTATCCTGTTCTTTCTTACCACCGTGCCATTGTCTCTCTTTTCAAGACCGAAACAGGCCTTGAATCCTTCGTAACCATAAAAATTATAGTATAACATAATCTTCTGAATTTTAAATTGTCAGTAAATAAAAAAGGAGGGATACTTCCTTTTAATCGGAAATATCCCTCCCCGGAATATTAGTTCGGTATGTTTCAACCGTTATGAAATACTGTCGTTATCCAGTATTCCTGATCCCATTATCTCTCTGGAAATCTTATAGTAAACTTCCTTTTCGGCCATCTTCTTGTAGATTTGAAGAGTACCTGGTGTAAACGTATTCAAGAAGAATACTTTTTAAAACCATCGTCTTGTCTTTTTCAGAGTAGATGAAGTAGTAGGGTTCCTGATCACCATATCTGTTTGTAAGAATGACCTTCCCCCTGTATTCTCCACGGTTGAAAAAGCTGTCGTATTGTTCCGTAATGTTTCCGTCCGTCGAATCCGTCTGAAAATAAATGTCCAGATAGAGCTTGCCTTTTATCAGTTCTACCGCCTCGACCATACTGTTCCAGGAATTACCTTCCTGTCTGTCCCGGCTGATGAACAGGCGTTTGTCTACGGATTTATATTGATACCGGCCTGCTTCTTTTATGATTCTTTCCATAGTAGCAGGAGTTGTTGCCAGGAGTTCGGAAGAAGTAAGATTCTTTATGATCTCTATTTTCTTCTTCGGAGCATATCTCTTGAAAAGCTCGTTATTGATATTAATTGCCATATTGTCTCTATTTTTTTATGAAATACTCAATGCCGGAATGAACCAGAATATAGTAGTCTTTCGTCACTCCACATCTGTTCTCATAGGGGTTATAAAACTGTAAAGCAAGCATCCCGTACAACTGAGGTATATGCTTCCTGATCTTATTAATCAGCCATCTGTAATTGACAGGCTTTATTCCTTTCATTTTCCTGTTCCATTCCGCCAGGGTTATATCGGAGCAACACTCATAAACCATGGTCTAAATAAAAGGTAAATGACAGTCCTCCAAAGCTCCGGACTCAACTATCTTCTTACATATCTCATGGGAATACTTGTTTCTCAGGTCATATCCGTAACCTTCACTTCCCATGATCCTTATCACTTCAACCATACTTCTGAATAAGGTCTGTTGCAGGGTCCTGTGGAATGTAGTTACTGCCGAAGCGAACCTCTTTTCATTCCACCCGTAATCGTTCAGGGCATGTTCAAGTTCTTTTGCAGCCTTGAATTCCCTGCTGTTTTCCAATTCTTGTCTTTCCATAGTGTTTTTTATTTCTTGTTTTGTTTATTGATTGATGCATTGAGTGAGTTATACACCCGGGCAAACTTCCTTCTCTGCTCTGTATCGGCAATGGAACTTACGAACTTGTGCATCACCACTTTCTTCCTGTCATCCCATATGATACGTGCTTTATCCACACCTTCCACAAACATGATATGGGGATATTTGCCCCATTGCTTTAAAGTGCCGTCATTGATAAGCTTTTGAATCTCTTCGGGCATTGAACTTCTGTTACGGTCAATACATCTTATTCTGCTTTCTTCACGTTCAATCGCTGTACGGGTCTTTTCAATCTCTTTCTGTATTTTGGAAAGGGTTTCATTCTGCCTGTCCCAACGTTTCATCGTTGAATATCCGTTTCTCTTGTCGTTAAGGGGTTGTCCGTTGGCACTCTTCACATCGGAAAAATGCTCGTTCAGTTTTCTATTAAATCTAGCCTGCTTCTTTTCCAGGGAGGCTTTAAGTATATCCAATCTGCTCATATCATTTATTTTTAAAAGGGTTCAACAAAAAAAGGGAGAAAGACCATGTTTGTTATATTCTGATCTTTCTCCCTTGTGAGTTAATTTATTTTCAGGCCTAACTCAAAAACCATCCGTAATTCTCCGTATCCTCACCGTTCAAGGCTTTCTGGATACCAACCGCAAAATCAGTGCAGTTCTGATTTCTCTCCAGGAACTTGTCTATGTAGGATTGCTTGGCGGCATCATTAAGAAGCTGCATTAAATCCCAGCAAGATATGTTTTCTCTGCCACGTAACCCGAAATTAGGATTATCCACGTAGTTTTTGGTTGCCGCATTGACATTGGAATCACCTAAAATCACCTTCGGCAGTTCTCTAAGTTGGGATGCAGGCAAGACTTGATACAATCTCAATCTGCCTATAATCTGACAGAACTGTTCCTGTGAAACCTTGGTTCTTCCCAAGTTCTCAAGTAGTCTCAAATTGTGTTCCGGATTGAAGTCCTGGAATAACCGTAGCGCCGAATTGTAAATATCAGTGTCACTCATCACTTCCAGTCGTCCGGTCAAGCCATCATTGGTTAACATAAGATTGCTGCATACACGCACACGCCAACCTATGAATATCTTGAACTTCTCAGGTGATTTTCTTGCGTATAGATTCTCTTCGTTCAGACTTCTTACACCGCCGATACATAGATGTACTTCCTCGCCGTTCATCATTCTGCTTATGGAACGGATATGAAAACAGAAAGCCATTCTCTGGTAGTAGATGGTCTCGTCCTCAGGTCTAAGCTCCTCCTTCCTTTTGGTCAATGCACTCGGCACCCTGCCCAGGATTTTATGTGAAACTCTGATTTCCGTGTTTCCAAAGTGCTCACCTGTAAAATGGCTTCTTGCAGCATCCTCGATCCGGTGTATGAATGTCTGGTGGCTGATTGTAAGCTGGTTGTCACTGAAGCTGGGTACGATACAGTTCCTTTCAAGTTCTTCAAGCGTAATACCCGAAGTGTTACTTTCAATAAAATTTGGATGCTCCTTCTGTTCCTCTTCCGATACGATTACTGCGTCTTCGATAAATTCAGGTTTAAGCATACCCATTCCGCCCATCATTCCGATTGTTCTTGGAATGACAGTAAGTTCATTAGTCATTGTTTCCATACTCTTTGTTATTTTTTAGTCGGTTAATAAAATGCGATGAAAAAACAAAAAGCCAAGAGGTGTCATTTCTTTGCTTTTATGAATATACCTCTTAGCTTCTTTATCCCTTTGAGTATTGAAGTTGCTACCTCCAATACCGTTATTATTACGTCTGCTTTCTTGTCATAATCCATTCATCAGACGTACTATCAGTTTTCAGTCGCAGCATCAACGGCCTTGACTTCACCCGTGGCAATCTTCTTTTTTCCGAATTTGCCACTATACTTCTCCGCAAGCTCGATTACTACGGAACCTGCCACGATAATCTCGGCCACATAAGCTGCGACCTTCAATCCTTTAATTAAATTTCCCATGTCTCTTAGTTGTTTTAAATTGTTAGTTATTATTTCTATTCTCTTATATACATATTTCTCATATATAAGGCTTTGAGGGGAAATCAAGGAAGGGGAAGAAGAAAAAAAATAAACCGGTCTTTCGACTGGCTGTGATAGTTGAACCGTTATAAATAGCTCCTCGCATTTACTTGGCCTATCATGCGGCATACATTCTTTCGTGGGGAACTTTATGTCTTGTCCACATACTGAAATTGCTACGCATCATCGAATCGCCATCTTATCCATCGTCTGAAAATAAGCGTGACCCGGTAAATTATTTTTTTATATATGCTTGAAGCTACGCACCTTATCTCAATGGTGCTGAATAATACTCCAAGCTTTTTTCTCATATATAAGAGTTTGAGGTGATTTAAAGAGGAAATAAAAGTAATAATCCCTATTACTCATTAAAATTAGAGCATAGGGATTATTATGTTATAAAGGGATATGGTTTAGTAATCAGAATCTCCTGTAAACGTATCCATCAACTTATCCATCTGCTCACCTATGCACTTGTCTATTAGTTTTGCATAGTGGGCAGTCATTCGTGTATTGGTATGTCCTAACATCTTAGAAACGACTTCCAGAGATATGTTATTGGCTAAAGTAACGGTACTTGCAAATGTGTGGCGGAAGCAGTTGAACAGAATACAAGAAGCAAGTAGATGAAGGGATGAGAAAGAAAAACGTAATTGGTTGAATATGAGCAGAAGTTCTGTTTTTTGCTGAGATAATGGAAAGCAAAAATGGACAGGATATTGCAGATGTTCAGTTACCAGAATGTTAGCCGACCAGTTACCTGAACCGAATAGGTAACAGACTGAACAATAAAGAATCTGTCACAGAGGCTATTATTCACTGTATGTCAGTATTTTGCATATCAAAGGACGCTTATAAAATAGGTAATTTTGCCATTAAAAAAATAAGCGTATGAAAGTAGAAAAATTCAAGGTGCTGCTCTACCTGAAAAAGAGCGGTCTTGACAAATTTGGGAAGGCTCCGATAATGGGGCGAATAACGGTGAACAACACGATGGCGCAATTCAGTTGTAAACTGTCATGTACTCCGGAGTTATGGAATCCAAGAGAAAGCCGACTGAATGGAAAGAGTAAAGAAGCAGTTGATATTAATGCAAAAATTGATCGTCTCTTACTTTCTGTCAATTCTGCATTTGATTCACTTGTTGAACGTAAGACTGATTTTGACGCGACTGCCGTAAAAGAGCTTTTACAGGGAAGTGTAGAAACCCAGATGACTCTGTTGAAACGGCTTGATATGCATATAGAGGATATGCGCTCAAGAATCGGTATTGATGTAGCTAAAAGCTCCATGTCAACATACATTTACACCCGAAGGTATCTTGGCGAATTTATTCAAAAACGATTCAAGACAAGTGATGTTGCTTTTGGACAGTTGAATGAACACATCCCATGGGAGTTTCAGGATTATATACTGAAGGACAAAGGACTTGCGGTAGATACAGCAAGACATTATCTGGCAATCCTGAAGAAAATCTGCCGGATGGCATTCAAGGAAGGACATGCGGAGAAGCGTTATTTTGTGAATTTCAAACTACCCCAAGAGAACCGGAAACCACCACGGGCTTTGAGTCGTGAGGATTTTGAAAAGATTCGTGATGTTGTGATACCACCGGAAAGAATCACTCATAATATAGCCAGAGATTTGTTTCTCTTTGCCTGTTATACAGGAGTTCCGTATGCGGATGCAGTTTCAATCACTAGAGATAATATATACAAGGACGATAAAGGTGACTTATGGTTAAAGTACCTGAGAAAGAAGAATGAATATCTGGCCCGCGTCAAATTGCTGCCGGAGGCTATCTCTCTTATAGAAAAATATCGTTCGGATGACAGGAAAGAGCTTTTCCCTATGATACACCACCCCAATATAAGACGCCACATGAAAGGTTTGCGGGATCTGGCTGGTATAAGCTGTGATTTGGTCTATCATATGGGAAGGCATACCTTCGGAAGTCTGATAACCCTTGAGGCTGGTGTTCCTATTGAAACAATCAGCAAAATGCTTGGTCATACCAATCTGACAACTACCCAGCTTTATGCAAGGGTAACTCCTAAAAAACTTTTCGAGGATATGGACAAATTCATCGAGGCAACGAGTGATATGAAACTGGTATTATAAACCAAAAATGAAAGAATCATGAGAAGTACATATAAGCAACTGTATTATATAAACCGAAGTAAAGTCAAATCAGACGGGACCACATCAATTATGTGCCGTATTACAATAGACGGAAAGGCTGTTGTATTATCGACCGGGTTGTATTGCCAGCCGGAAGAGTGGAACAGCAAGAAAGGGGAAGTCAAGAACAACAGACTGAACGGGATGCTTTGCGAGTATAAAAAACGAATAGATGAAACTTATGCTGAACTGTTGAAAGTAAATGGTGTCATCAGTGCAGAACTGCTGAAAACAGCCATGACCGGAGCAGTCGACATCCCGAAATACATATTACAGGCAGGAGAGGTGGAACGGGAAAATCTGAAAATCCGTTCCATTCAGATAGATTCAACCTCCAGTTACAGGCAATCAAAAATGTATCATTACTATCTGGGGGAATACATCCGTTCTCTTGGCAAGGAGGACATGCTTTTTACAGATATTACCGAAGAGTTTGGCACCAATTTCATTTTGTATCTGAAAACAAATTACCCTCATAAGCCATCATACCGTAACCATTGTCTTTGCTGGCTGAAACGTCTGGTTTATCTTGCCGTGGATAACGGAATTTTGAGATATAATCCTTTGGATGATATAAAATATGAAAAGAAGGCACCTACAAAGCTCATGTATATAAGCAAGAATCAACTTCAGGAGATAATGAGCCATCCAAAACCGGATCCACTACAGGAACTTGCAAGAAGAACCTTTATATTTTCATGTTTTTGCGGTTTGGCTTACGTTGATGTCCGCAATCTCTATCCGCATCATATAGGTACAACTGCAGAAGGACGAAAATATATCAGAACATACCGCAAGAAAACAAGCGTTGAGTCATTTATACCATTGCATCCGGTAGCTGAGCAGATAATTTCCTTGTATAATACGACAGATGACAGTAAGCCCATCTTCCCGTTACCCATACGGAGTATGATTTGGTTTGAGATACATGAATTGGGATTTTCGCTTCAGTTCAAGCATAACTTGTCATACCATCAAAGCCGTCATACTTTCGGTACCTTGATGGTTTCTGCCGGAGTTCCTATGGAAAGCATATCAAAGATGATGGGACATACAAATATCAGAACCACACAAGGATACGCAAAAGTTACAGATGATAAGATTTCGGAGGATATGGATAAACTAATGGAGAAAAGATATGTTTTTTAAAACAAAGATGTTTTTGTACTACAAAATATGAAGTTCTTTTCTTTAAATAAGTATCTTTGTATCATAATATAATAATTTGACTCATATGGAATTACTGAAATTAAAAGAAAGACTTGAAATAGCAACACAAGTAGGTGAAAGTCATTTTAGAGAATTTAAAAGTGCTTTTCAAGGTCCACCCTCTGCAAAAAGTCAAAGAGATATAAAAGACGTATGTCAAGACATTTCAAAAACATTGGTCGCATTTGCAAATGCGGATGGAGGTGAATTGTTTGTTGGTGTAGAAGATGATGGCACTATTACAGGTATTCAATACGATGATGAGTTGATTAATGTTTTGCTTAAAGCGCCAACTACTTATGTACTTAAAACAACCCCATTACCTACGACAAAAGCGCTAATAATTAATTATGAAGGGAAAAAAGTATTATATTTTTCCATTCCAAAAGGGCTGGAGTATGTTTATGTAACTTCCGATGGTAAATGTTTAAAAAGAAAAGATTTAGAATCTATTCCTATTTCTCCTGATTCTATCCATATTGAACGAGAAGAGATTATTTCACGCGAATATGATAGAGCCTTTATTGATAATGCCAAAATAACAGATTTGGATAATGATTTACTGCAAGAAGTTGCACATGGATTCTCTAAAACAATTTCTGTCGAAAAGTATCTCCAACATCTCGACTTAGCCGAATTTAATGGCGATGATCTTAAACTAAGAAGAGCGGCTTTATTATTATTTGCTAAAAATCCATTGAAATGGCATCCTAGATTACAAGTAAGGATATTAAAGGTTAAGGGGACAAAATTAGAGGCGGGTAAAAATTATAATGTTCTTAATGATGAAACTGTAAGTGGTAATATTCTAACAATTATTGAATCTGCATGGGATAAACTCCGTCCTTTTTTGACTGAAACAAAAATGTCTTCTGATGCCATGTTTAAAACTCAAATAATATATCCGGATTTGGCATGTAAAGAAGCCTTGATAAATGCAATAGCTCATAGGGATTATAGTATAGAGGGACGCGGAATTGAGGTATATGTTTATGACGATAGATTGGAAATAAAATCTCCAGGTATGTTGTTATCTACGATAAAAATTGATGATTTGGAAAAATGTATTGGGATTCATCAATCAAGGAATTCATATATTGCCAAAGTCCTGAAAGAAGTTGGTTATATGCGGGAATTAGGAGAAGGATTTAGACGAATTTATGAACTTATGGAAAGTCACGAATTATCAAAACCAACTTTATTTAATGAAAATAAATCTTTTACTATCTCTTTTAGTCAAAAACTAGTTTATACCGAAGACGAAAAAATTTGGTTAGATAATTTTAAATCATTAGATTTAAGCAGAGAAGAGCGCGCTATAATCAGACTTGGGGCTAAAGGGGAACTATTGTCTCCAAAACAGATATGGGATACTGTTGGTATCGTTGATACAGATGTATATAGAAGTTATATTGAAAAACTCAGAAAAAAAGGTGTGTTAGTAAGCGAAATAAGTAAAACTCGAGCTGTATTGTTGGCGAAAAAGACTCATAAGGACAAGAAATCTATACCAAGATTTAGAATTATTATTCCTAAAAATGAGTCTGAAAAAATGAATATTCAAGCTGAACCTTTAGATTCGTCTGATTATGCAAAGATTTTTGTAGAAAATGTTCATTATGATTGTCAGGAGGAGGATATATTTAATGAATTTTCGAAATTTGGAGAAATTGATTCTGTTATTATTCCTAGGGACAGAACTTCCAAAAAGGGAAAAGGTTTTGCATATGTTGAATTCTCAAATAATGATAGCGTACAGCTAGCGTTAGAATATCAACCCCCAATCTTTATTAAAAATAGAAAAATAAGAATAAAGAAGTACAAGCGCAACATTAAGTCTGAGGCAAAATCATGAAATTTAAGTATAGAATGATTGAATTATGATTAAATATTACAGTCGCCCATTTCCTCGCCGTCCATAGAAGTTAGTACAGACTCTATTGAAAGCGAAAAGGTCTGGCGGCTGTGCCGTTTCGGGCAGAATCTTCCTCTTTCAGAGCGTATTCAGCCCGAAAACCTTTTCCCTTTCACGTCTGTACAATGGACGCCGACGGCAGCGGAAACAAGCGACTGACGGAAAAGTCAGAAAAAAAGACAAAACAGCATATAGATTGGTTCAAATAGGGCCTAATTCTATATGCTGTTATTTTATCATTTGGAAAGGCTATTTTTTAGAAACACAAATAAAATGGGCAGGCGGTCAACTGCGCTCCATCCAGAAAAATCAAAATCCTTGCGTGTTCTTTGTAGAGCGTTTTGCGTGTCAGTTTCTTTTGTATTTGTACGCCTCCTTATACCCTTTCATCAGTGTCTTTTCTATGTCGGAAGCCCGGTAGAGAATCTTGCCGCCTACCTGTGTGTAAGGCAATATGCCGTTGTTGCGGTAGTCCTGTAAGGTTCTCCGGCTCACTTTCAGCAGGAATGCCACTTCCTTGTCTGTCAGCAGTTCATCGCCATAGGCAGACGGTTGCCGTTTCTCCAATAACTTTTCAAGCAAGGCCAGCAGCCTGTCGAAATTCGAGTGGAACGCCTTTACCCACTCGTGGTCCTTTTCTCTGATTTCATTACTCATACGCGTTTGATATAAGGTTATAATTATTCTTGAAACTCGTTCAAATGGTCTTACCTTTCCAACGGGCTTCCTTACGTTTCTCCTCCACATTTCCGACCACACGCTCCACATCATCGGGACGGTAGTAAGTCCGGTTTCCGATTTTGGTAAAGGCAAGCGTCCCATTATCCCTCAAGGTCTGGAGGGTTCTCGGACTGATACGTAACCTGCGGCAGACCTCGTGGTTGTCCATCCATTCACTTGTTTCCTTTCCGCCATGTTCACGGCACAGACTTTCCACCCGCTGCACGAAACGATCCAGCTTGGCGGCAATCTCCTCGAAAGTCCTTTTTTCAAAGCTGATGATTTCCATTGTCTTCTTTATTTTCAGTTAAACATATATTCAAAAATCTGGAACAGAACAGTTCTTTTACAGCCAATATACCATCATGTCTCATCGTCCATTTTCGGATGGAAATGTGACCGTTTTATCCTGTTTCCACTGCAAATAAAAGCAGTAGAAATCACACTGCAATGGATTTTCAGACCGGTGGCGATGTGTTACCCGGAATGACATCATGTTACATATCAACTGCATACAATGAGCCTTCTTTATAAACGGAATCCGCTTGAACAAACCGGTATGTAGAAATCACTCCGGCAAATCACGGCAGACAGCACCGACTGTCCAATCGATATTGTGCATAGGGTAACATAATTGCCACGGTATCTCCATTTGCTTGATTCTGTTCACTATACACATTTCCTTTGCTCACGACAATGAGTCAAGGTGCGCACCGAGACCAGTGAGTAAACCGATTAAAATCAAAAATGTATGGTAACAAAAAAGAAATTGACCAAAGAAGAATGGGAGGCTATGACAGGTACTGATATGTCACTCATACTCCCGTCAGATGGCAACATTGAAACTGCCATAGAATCATCCTTGAATGATACCGGAAAAGAGAAGTCAGAAGAAACGGTAGAACAGACCGACTTCACATCCGAGAATCAGGAACTGTCAACCGTAAAAGAGGAAGCCGTTCCTGCGTCTCAGCGACGTATAAGCAGCAGGCAGAGAAAACTTTCTCTGGACGAATACCGGAAAACCTTTCTTCAGGTTCCGAGAATCGAAGACCGCAAGCCCGTGTTTGTTAGCGGCGAGGTACGTGACAGGCTGGACGAGTTTGTCCGCAGGTTGGGAGGACGCAAAATGAGCGTTTCCGGACTGCTTGAGAACATCGCCCGACAGCATCTTGAAATCTACTCGGAAGACTTCGAACAGTGGAGAAAACTGTGATATTTTCCTGAATGACAGACTTACTGACTTCAAGTATCATAGTATTCAGACAGTCTGCAGCGCCCCGGCGGAGTAACGGACAAAACTTCAGTTTTGGGAGTTAGCGAGGTTATCTTTCGGGCATCCCGAAAACCTCGCTCCACTCCCGAAGAGTGGAGGCAATCCGCTCCCGGTGGTCGCAGATTGTGGGAAAAAGAATAATCAAAAATCAAACAGAGAAAATATGAATGACAGAAAGAAAAACAGACCGAGGGGACGCCCCAGAGTAAGCGGAGTGTGCAAACTCAGCAAAGCCGTTACAGTGAAATTCTCCAAGATAGACTATGAACGGTTGTGCCGACGCAGCAGGCAGGCCAACCTCACGCTGGCGGAGTTTCTCCGCGTATCAGCCTTTGAAACGACGATAACGGCCAGGCACTCTGCCGAGGAAACTGCCGTCATACGCAGTCTTACGGGGATGGCAAACAACCTGAACCAGCTGACCCGTCTGTCCCATCAGGCAGGATTCCACCGTACACAAAAGACAGTGACAGAACTCCTGCAGAAACTCAAGGAGATTATAGTCCGGTACAGGAACGGAGAAAGGAGGCAATCATGATTGGCAAGATCAAGAAAGGGAAATCCTTCGGCGGCTGTATCCGCTACGTGATGGGCAAGGACAACGCGGAAATCATCGACTCAGACGGTGTATTGCTGGGAAATATCCGGGAAATAACGGACAGTTTCAACTACCAGCGTGAGCTTAATCCGAAAATCAAACAGCCTGTCGGGCACATTGCATTGAGCTTCAAGCCGGAAGACAAGGCATTGCTTACGGATGAATTTATGGCTAAAATAGCCCGGGAATACATGGAGCTGATGGGGATAAAAAACACTCAGTTTATTCTGGTAAGGCACCATAACACGGACAATCCGCACTGCCACCTGGTCTATAACCGTATCGGATATGACGGAAAGGTAATCTCTTCCCAAGGCGATTACAAGCGCAATGAAATTGCCACAAAACTGCTTAAGAACAAGTACGGGCTGACATATGCGGAGGGCAAGGGCAAGACTAATGTGGAGAAACTCCATGCTTCGGAACGTGTGAAATACGAAATCTTCAATGCTGTCAAGGCAGCTTTGAAGTGCTCCGGAACATGGAAAGAGTTCAACGATTATCTGCTTCGCCGGGGCATCAGGCTGGAATTTGTAAAGCGTGTCAGGGAGATAAAAAGGCCGGAGGATATACAGGGAATCCGGTTCACCAAGGACGGGCAAACCTTCAAGGCTTCGCAAATCAGCCGGGAGTTCAGCTTTGCCAGGCTGAATGCCTTGTTGAGTTGGAAGACTTCGGAGTCCCAACAGGAATCCGAACGTAAGGTGCAGCAAGGGATACCGGACGGAGGCCATCTTCTCGTAAGTACAGGACCGGGACTGTTCAGTCCGACAAACGGCACCGTTCCCGAAGAGCCGTTACATCAAGAAGAACTCTTGCGCAGACGCAAGAAAAAGAAAAGGAGGAAAGGATTCGGGCTGTAGCCAGTCCTTTCTTCATTCAAATTATTCATGAACATTAAAATTGTAGGAATATGAAATTGGAAGAATATATCGAGAGCATCTTCGGATGCCTGGAAAGAATCGAGAACAAAATCAACGGGTTGTCCGTTCCCTTGCCGGAAGGGAATTGCCCGACAGTTAACAATGAAAAGGATGAGTCCGTGCTGAATGAAGTCCGGAATGGTCATGAGACATTTCGCAAATTGTTGGCTCGCATGTGCGAGGGTCTTGCCGCCATCAAGAACGATATAGTTTCCATGGACAGGAAGAACTCGTCACAGGAAAGACTTGGACAGGTCTTGTCAGAAATACGGAATGAACAGCGTCAGCACCAGGAGAAAGTGGAAGCCTTGTTTTGTGAGACCAATGACACAGTCAGAAAGAATTCAGTTAAGACAAGTAACATCAACCATCATTTCAGCCTGAGTGTAGAATCCCCGTACACTCTCGGGAGTTTTTTCGTGATGTTCGTGACAATCGTAATTCTGTCCGTGACTCTCTATTTTTCTGTGAGGACAGATAACGTGCAGGCCGATAATGATCTGAAGTACCGTTATGTCAAGATGAAAGGAGAGGCTACCCCCGAACAATTTGTGGAACTTGAGAACCTCTTTGGACCGAACCGGGACAACGAACGGATAGAACAAATGCGTGAGGACGTGGAAGCCTACGAGGAAGCGGTACAGAGACAGGCCACCCTGACCGAGCAGGCACGGCTGAAAGAACAGGCCGCGAGAGAACTGGACAGCAAGGCGAAGTCCATCAAGGACAAGTCTATTACGGACGAACCTAAAAAGTAAGCCTATGGCCAGTGTCAAAGTGAAATTCAGACCTTCCACCATAGAGGGAAAGGAAGGTACCATCTATTATCAGATTATCCAGAACCGTGTAATCCGTCAGTTAAAGACGGATTACCGGATATTTACGAACGAATGGAACGAAGCTGGAAGCTGTATCATTGTCGGTAGTTCGGAACGAAGCAACCTGCTCCTTTCCTTGCAGGAACGCATGGAGTGGGACCTGAAACGGCTGGACATGATTATCCGCCAACTGGATAACCGGAAAGCCGGATATACGGCAGATGATATTATCGCTTCTTTTCAAAGCAATACAGAGGGACAGTCGCTTTTCAACTTCATGCAAGGCGTCATAGCCCGTCTAAAACAGATGGGCAAGATACGTACGGCTGAAAATTATTCCTGTACTCTGAAAAGTTTCATGCAGTTCAGAGGGGACAGGGATGTGCTGCTGTCCGAAATCGATTCGGATTTGATGCAGCTTTATGAAGCCTACCTTCATGGGAAAGGTGTCGTACGGAATACCAGTTCATTCTACATGCGTATCCTTCGGGCGGTATATAACCGTGCCTTGGAAAAGGAACTGATGGAACAGCGCAATCCTTTCTGGCATGTCTATACGGGAGTGGACAAGACCGTCAAGCGTGCCGTTCCTTTATCTGCCATCAAGCGTATGAAGAATCTGGACTTGTCCTTACAGCCTAATCTGGAATTTGCAAGGGACATGTTCCTGTTCAGCTTCTATACCCGTGGCATGTCGTTCATAGAT